ACATTCAATGCGCAAGGGATAACGAGATTCCCTGCTTGTTGAGCTGCCACACCTGTTCCGAAAACTGCGATACCGTTCGCTGAGGTAGAGCCGTAAGGCGCAAACTCTGCAACGTTTGGAGCAGAAGCTGGAATGTAAAGCAATCTTGCAACAACAAGACAAGCTTTGGGAGGCACGCTTGCGCTCAAATCAATTGCGGTTAAAGTTGTAGCATTACCCGCATCGATTGCAGAGATTGCAGCATCATAAAGCATGGTGCGATCTTTACCGCTATTGTATTGCCAGAATTTAAGAATTTGAGCAGAGCCATCAGTCAGCACGGAGCCGATATAACGCACAGTGTCATAACCGAATGGGAGGGTAGGATTTGCATAGCTCAATGAGAATTGCAAAGCAGGGGCCTTATATTTAGATGAATCAGCAATGACCCAAACAGCATAAAAGGTTGAGTTTGCAACGGTGCCGACATCCAAGCCGTTAACGCCATTTACGGCAATATTAGCTGTAACAGGCGCACTGAAAGCGATATCAATGGTATTGGTGATATCGCGACATTGGCCAGCGGCTGCGGTGATTGTGGTCGTAGAAACCCAGGCAAGATTCATGCCTGTTAGATACTTTTCGCCAGCATTTACGATTGGCACTTGTGGATCTGAATAGAGCATTTAATTTTCTCCTTGAAAGAGGAAAGGGGCGGATAAACCGCCCCCCACTGGTTAGAGAGGAATTGCAACTTTCATTGAATATTCGGAGACCATCGTCTTTCCCCAGATGGCATCATGTACCATTCCGCGAGAGTTTTGACCGAATTGACTACCGAAGTAGGTGCGCAAGCTAACACCAGAATCTGGATCTGTTGAGCGAGCAGTATCGAAAGGTGATTCATCGGGTAGGCGAGGAATTGCAAAGTAGAATGGACGACCAGACATAATGACACCGCAACGATGCGAAGGAAGAACAGAAACCTGCATTCCTGGCATAATTGGGGCAGTAATGTTTTGATTTTTTCCGCTGTTAGCTTGCAAAGGAGGATTGCAAGAGACTGTTACTTGACTTCCTGAAGCTGCCGCATTTGCAATGGCTGCGAATTGAACAGGAGATTGTGAGGGAAAATGACCAATCCAAGTTAAGAAGCGAATATTTGGCACATTTGCCACGCCGTCATTGAACTCAAAAGAGTCGTATGCAAGGACAGAATTAGCATCGGTTGCATTGTGAGTACCTGAGAAGGTAATCGCAATAACTGCACCTGATGCGTCAAGAGTCGTAGAAACTACGGTAAGCGTAGAGCCTGCATTGCCTTCTGTGCCAGCCGTGTGAACGGGAAGCAAGTTAGACATTTTCCAATCGCATTTAGAGAATGATCCAATTTCCCAGCTCATGGCTTCTCTATCATTTCGCGTAGGCACGAATTGATTCAAACCTGAGTTTACGACGTTAGGGAATGTGAGGTCATCTAATACCGCGACGGTATTATCTTTAGCTGCGCCGAAGTTACGGAAGAAGGCCAAGGAACTGGCAAGCTGTTTGTAACTGGAAATCGGGGTCACGCCATCGCCGTAGAAGCGGTATGGTGCAGTTTCGCAAACCGTAGCCAAATCGCCTTCAATTTTTGAACCTAATTCAGCTACCGCACTAGCTCCAAATTTTTCCATATAATCGCGCACATTGAAGATGAATTGCTGAGCAGTGAAGTTGTATGCGACTGATTCCTGTTTATCAACAGTAAGAGTCTGAACTCTTTGTTCAACGTCTTGGAATGATACCACCAAGGAGCCGGTGGTCGTAAAGCGTGGGGGCTTGTCAAATAAGACGGTATCGCCCAATTGCTTTTCGATGTTTTCGAAGTTATCGAATTTGCTATTGCCAATGTTCATAAAGGCAAATGAGTTGACGAGCAGGGCTAAGCCTGAATCATTGTACGTTTGTACCTGGACTAAAATATTATTAGACATAAAAATCGACCCTTTTGCATTGCAATGTTATTTTGCGCAGCGTCAGGGTGATTTCCGATTTAACCCTTTAACCAGGGTTGATTTCTCAAATCTTTAATCGACATCTGCCCGCTGCTTCCGGTTTTTAAAGAGGGGGTCATGCGATTTAGAGGGGGCATAGTTTTCGCCTGTTGTTCGTCCATCAAGGCTTGCTTATTAGCGTCAATACTTGCGCCAATTTTTTGAAGCTCTTTTTGTGCGAATTTGGGCGAGCTTTTCGCGAGTGAATCAATATAAGCAAGTTTTTGTGGGTTCTTGCTGAGTTCGTAAACAATCTCGGGAGCATTGTTCATTTTAGCAACAAGATACACAATTTGCGGGAAAGCACCTGGGTCAAAACCGTCGGTGACATCGTCGAAGTCATCGTATGGCTTAGGCCCGCTCATCTTCTCCATGTAAGAGTCTGCGACATCTTTCATGTGAGTCTTGAGCTGTCTTTCTTGCATTTCACGGTTGAAACGTTCTTGAACTTGCTGATAAACAGCGTCCACGTCAATTTCCCTCGTGTCCTCGCCTCGGGCTTGCATACTTTGTTTTTGGCCTTGCAGTTGTGCAAGTTTTGCCTGGAACTCAGCTTCAGCCTTTGCTCGGGTTTGCTCTTCAGTCGCAAGTTTTGCGGTCTGAATCAATTTATTCACTTGCGCTTGGTTTAGCATACGTTCTTGCTCTTGTGGAGCTTGAGCCATTGCCTCGCCTGATGCGCCATTCTCATCAATCATGTGACTTCCTTCTCAGTTTACCCGCTGCCGGTTATGCCCAATGTCGAGTTGGTTCGCCCATTTTTACCCCATGAGTGGGTTATGCCTGGTGATAGGGCCAGTCCCTTTGAATATTAGCTTATGCCATGTCTCTAATGTTTACAAGGGCATTTGCTCACTTTCTACTAATCTTTTGTTTTCGCTAATGGCCTGATAAATTGTTTTCAATGATTCCAGAGCGGTATGTGCGTTTTCAGCATCAATCTCTGCCATCTTAGCAAACTCCTCAACTTCCATCTGATTGATTTTTGCCATGAATTCCGCCAAAGATAAATCAATCTTTTGCTGCGCCTGCTGAGCTTCAATCTCACGGAATTGGCTTTCTTGTGCGATTTTAGCTAGCTCAACCTCTGTTCGGGAGGGTGCCTGGGCTTCTTTCATTTTTAACGCCGCTTCTGCTTGATCACGCTGCATCTGAATTTGCAAAGCCTGATTGTTCATTTGCATTTGCATTTCAGCGAGTTGTTTTTGCATTTTCGATTGCTCGGAAATGCCTTGCGCTTCTTCTTTCATAAAAGCTTCCGCATCAGCTTTGATGCCATCGATTCCTCGGATATCGATATTATCGAGGAGGACAATCAAGCCTTTTGTGTTCATGAATTTCGCAAAAGTCTCACTTGCGCCCATCATACCGATTAGAGTTTTCAGGGCCATTTCTTTTTGCATGGCAAAGTTAACTCCCGCCTCGACTTTGACATCTAAGCAGTGAGGGTCATAGTTCATGTAAAGAGAGCCACCTTTCTTATTGATGATTTCGTAATCACGTTTCCCATTGGCGCGCAGAACTGGAAGCGAACGGGGAGTTCTATAAGTTTTGGGGATAAGATCTAACACTATTTGAGCGATTCGGTTAATACCTTTTGTGTAGCCCATAATATAAGGCACGCTTTCATTATTGCTCTGCATTGATGAGAGGGCAACAGCCGAACCAGAAACTTGCTGATTTTGAATTCCCATAACTGAATCAAAGCTGCCTTGAATTTTCTGCATCAAGTCGTCGCACATGACAAAAGTATTTGTGATTTCTGGTGGGATGGGGGCCATCATGATTTCACGAGGGGGCGGCAAAGTGATTTCAGGCGAGTTTCGGTCAAGGAAATGCTTATAAACGAGCGTGGAAGCTTTTTGAACGTTATTGTAAGCCTCTTTGTATTTCTCAGGAATCGATTCAAGTGCGACAACGAACTTGTGCTGCACAAGGTTCTCGAGCTGGCTTGCTAACGTTTGACCGGCGAAGTTTTTAAGCTTTTGTGCGCCGAGAGAATGGTAAACGTAGGGGCGCGTCATTTGGCTTTGATCGTTGCCCACGGTAATCATTGCCGAATTTCCATCGAAGAAAACGAGCGGTAAATATTTGTAATTCGTCTCGACGTGGTCAAGAAGCTGGGTCTCGCAGAATCTATATAAATCGATGGTTTCGAGGACTGTGGGGCGCTCACTGACAATAATTGGGCATTGTTCTGAATTTCCTTTAGTATTCCAATCCTCTTGAAATGCGGGATATTCGTCTTTTAAAATTGTTTTCCCGTTCGAAAGCTTTGCAAGAGTGGATTTTTTCTTCTTTTTTAGATAAAAATCGCATACCAAAACGATTGTGTCGCGCTCATCCCTGTAGCTCCACCCAAAACCATCAATATTTTTGCTGTATTTCATCCCTTCGAGAGCTTTCGCCCCAAATTCTTGCTTAAATTGGTCTTTGGTTAGTGGGTGAATTTTGAAAGCATATCTGCCGTCGCCCTTATGACTTTTACGTGCAAGAGGGTCAAATCCGCAAAGCGTTGGGTCGAATGAGCGGTCTACAATGATAGTTTGCTCAAGACTCATTTCATTGATGTAATCACAATAGACCTCGGCGACGGAGAAGCCCCCTGCCAAAAGGTCGCTGAAAATATTGTATTCCAGGCTGTCATTTGTTGCGTCAAAGAAGATTGATCGAAGATGATCTTCAACTACGTTCATAGTATCCTTGAACTCAGGAGTCAGCATAAAGAGGGGAATGCCATCTGCTGCCCTTACTTGCAAAGAAGGGTGTTGCTTTGCAAATTCTCCTCTGAGACGGGAAATCATGCTTTCCATGATGTTGAATTCTATCGTTGGCTTGCCTAGGCCTCTAAGTGTCTGCAAGTCTTCAGTGGTCAAAGTCGTATCAAAAACATACTTGACGAACTCATGGAACCTATTGTAATTCTCTTTGAAGTACTGGCTTGAGCTTTCTACGTATCTTTTTAGCTCTGGGAGCATATCCGAGTAAGTTTTTGCAACCTTTTTCACCGTTATCGTCTCCCTAAATTGATTCTTTGCAGCATTCCATCGCGTAAAAAGTCCATTTTGGCTTCTTCTGCGTCGTCGATGTCGTTATGTATAGAATATATCTGCTTTTCTATTAAAGCTATATCAACCGCGTCAGAGAGTGTATCAGCTATATCGTCAAATCTGTGCGTTTCGTTAGCAGTTATTCGGCTTATGTGCTCCAGGCACAGTTTCTTGTGTTTTGCGCCTTCATTTATCGATATGAGCCGGTCAGCAAGATAAGGTTGGCATCGTAGAAAACGCGTGGTTTTGCTTCCTGAGGTCGAATTTCGGTTGATATCTTTAACGGTGATGGCTCTTATCTCGCTAAGAGCAGAAACCAAGTGCACGCCAGTTGATTTCTTTTCAATACAGGCAAGGGTCGGGGCTACTTTAAATCGACAGCATTCTTGCCAAAAATCGAGAAATGTATCTTTTAGATCTTTTGGCTCGACACGGGTCTCAAGACAATCGATCCAGTGCAGGCCAAGCTTGCCCGTCTTGCGCCCGAATTCTTCAATCTCATATACGCCCCAAAAGCTGAAAACTGATGCGTCATTGTAAGATTTTACGGTTTCTGCGGTGTCCGCTGTCAAAAAAGTTTTGAATATCTTTGGGTAGTCATCTGTCTGCACAATCCATTCAGGTTTCCAAATAGACCCCCCAGCGGGCAGGGGGTTTTGCTGAAACTGGCTTGCATAAACGTAGGGCGATTTTTCTTTAAGTATGGCAAGAAATTTTTCATCATGCACCTCGGGATATAGAGCATTCCCCGCGTCATCTATGGCGGGCAAAACAACGTTAATCCAAATTTTCGTATCATTTTGGGCCAGGAAGAACGCCGAGGTATCATCTTCATGTATGCGCTGCCCAATGCTGACTATAGGGACAGTTTTACCGCGTGGCCTTTGGCTCAAAGTTTCTTGATAGTTTCGCTTGGTCCCCGCCCGAATAGTGTCAGAATGCGCATCATCGGGCTTAATGGGATCATCCATAATAAGCGCACCGCTAAATCTATTCAGGCCAGGAAGGCCCGCATTACGACCCGTGATTGACCCCAGACAGCCGAATGCCGCGACTTCACCACCTCCAGCGACAGTAAAATGGTCTTTTGCCCTTGAGTCGCGAGAGAGCTTCACGTCGAAAAGATATTCATACAGGGGACTAGACATGATTTGCTTGATAAAGCTAGTTTGAGCGGCTGCGGTTGGTAGTGAATAACTCGTATAGATAAAGTTGCAATCTGAATAAAGCGTATAGCACCAAGCAACCCACATGCACAAGTGCATGGATTTCCCACTTCCAGGCTCTACATTAAATAAGATGTTATTGTCTGGATACTCCATTCGCGTGACTTTTGTCAGCTCGCGACAGATGATAATTTGATGTGATTCTCGCCCAGTGGGCTTTGAGACTATGTATTCGCGACGAGTGAGATATGGCAAGAAAACTTTAATAAACTCTTGCAAGCTACCTCGGAGTCGTGACGCCAGCTCTACCTTGTCATAATCAATGTCCATTTAATATGCTTTTAGTATTCTTTTTTATTCTTTGCATCTAACTCGGCCATGATTCTTTTTAATTCTTCTTTTATCTTGCTAGATTCTTCGACCTGGGCCTCGGAATCTGCAGTTCTCCAGCGTGCGCGGGTTTTAAGCCAGAATATTTGGGCTTGAAGGTCTTCATCTTCAACAGCCTTTTTAAATAGTCCTTTTGCGACTTTTGAATTCGCTCTTACTGCGGCAGTCTCTAGGATTTCCCTGTAATGTTTTAGCAGTGTTTCTTCACAGATATTCATATAAGCGGCTATCTCGGGGCGCGTATTACCAAAACTGGCAAGTGAGGCGACCTCTCCCTTTGAAAACTCGGTTACTTCGTGATGAGGTTTAGTTTTAACTTTGCACGGTTCTCGTTTGTTATTCGTTTTTCGACAATCCATTGATTACCTCTCGTGTGTCTATCAACTTATCTTAGTTAACTTATATCGCAGGTTTTCTTCATTCTTCTAAATGAGCCGTAGCATGGGGAAAAGCCCCTTTTGCCGGCCTTCCGCGCTTCTTTGGAGCCGTTATAGGCTCTTTTGGCTCGTCAAAGGGTAGTATAGCGTCTTCAAGATTAGATGACTGCAAATCCTCAGGAATGATTTCAGCGGCCTCAATTTCGGGCAAATCTTCTGGATCAATCGCTATGGGTTCAGGGACAGAAACCAATCCTTTGCCATCGCAAAGAGGGCAATCCACATGCTCGCCGCCGGAATCCACTAGAGAGTACCCCCCGCCTTTCCTAAACATTTTCTTTGCGCCATTGCATCTAAAACAGCGTTTAGTAGCCATAAATTCCGCACCCTTAAGATTTAATTGATTAATTTAAACATAATCATAGGACAAGGGCAATAAATATGTAAATAATGAGGGTAAATGTAAATAAGCCTTGACGGCCCGCCACGCAATGGGATACAATACATTCATTGAAGCAGTAAACCTCTAGGAGTATATGAAATGTCTGAAATAATGCAAAAAGGTGCCCGCGTTAAAATGTACCGCGATTTAATCTCTAAGAAAGATGGTCTCTATTTAGTAGAAAGCCCATCCGTAAAAGATAAAATCAAAGCAGGTAAATTGATGCCCCTAAAATGGGACTTTGAACAGGTTTGCTATATGCCAGATTTCGAGCAAATCCGAATTGAAAAAAATATATATAATCGCACCTTAATTCATTAAAACCATATATTTTCAGGAGTAAAAAAGTGACCGGACTTAACGACGTAATCAAAGATCTTGATCACAAACTTGAGCAGTCGGATTTAGAGAATGAGCGTTTAAAAAAAAGGATTCATAATTTGGAAATGTCTTTAGCTGCCATTTCACATGAAGCAAGATTTACTTTATCCAACAAGGGCATAAAAAATGAAAATTCAAGTACAAACTAAGACCAAATACGGCAACACTTTAATCTATCCTATTTGCGATCGTGCTTTAGCGTTCGCATCCATCGCAGGCAAAAAGACGTTATCTCAAACAGATATCAAGCTGATTAAGCAAATCGGAATCGAGATTGAGGAACTATTTGAGTCAATGATTGGGGAATGAGATAAAAAATGAAAGAACCGTGCCGAATAGATGACGAGGTCGTCTGGAATCCTTGGGATGAAGAAGATTCACCCAGCTACAAGGCTTTTTTCACCGGAGAGGAAGAAGAATGATCTGTTACCTAGATAAAACTTTTTGTGATTCACCAAATTGCAAGAATAAATGTGGTCGCAAGATGACCGATGAAGAAAGAAAAGGCCTTGAAAAATGGAGTGAACTGCCCGTGTCTTACGGTTATTTTTGTGATGAACCAGGCGAGGAAGAATGACAACCCTTGTTTTAACTATCAAAGAGCATCAGGACTATATCCAAATTGGTAGTGATATAAAAATTTATTGCCGTTCCAATGGGAATTATAAACAAACTAGCGTTAAAATAGTCGCCCCAAAAGAAATAATAATCAAAAGGAAGAAGGTTTTAGAGGAGATAAAAAATGACTAGCGATCAAGCGTTAGAGTTATCAAAAGACCTACAAGGACAGTTTGATCGATTCTTGATGGAATTAAGAGCCTATGCAATTGCTATGGGGGCGGATGATATTAGCTTAAGTTCATGGCCTCCTGGAAAGCTTATGGAGTCATATAATTTGGGTTTGGTTAATGTTCAATATAGTTGAGATGAAAAATGAATGAAAATATTTTGCTAAAAGTTCCAAATGAAGATGAAGTATTTGCAGAAATAAGGCATCTTCCAGAGCACTTTGAGCCAGATTTAATGCGCCTTGCGGGGTCATTATGCGCTCGCTTGACTCTGCTAGATAAGCAAATGATTTTCATTAATGACATTCTTAATGAATTCAATTTGCATTTATGCACACTAAAACAGTCCGATGAATTACTGAATAATTGGCAAGATCAATTAAACAAAACTGTTGATGATACGGCGAAAGATTTTAATATGAGACTTAACGAAATAAATCTTAATATGGCACAAGGCGATCGATGGGTAGCCATTCCAACGGGCGAGTCAACGGACTGGGGAGTTAAGGAAGAAATAGCAGAAATTATCCCTTTTGAAAATTTCATCGGGATACCTGCAAGAATAGATGCGCTAGAAATTAATCAAAAAGAGATTCGTGAATCTTTGCATAAAGTGAGCGTGAATCTATTTGATTTGGCTTTTCCCCGATTAAAAACTCTCGATGAGAAATTGGAAGAAGTAAAAAAGGAAGTGCACAAAAGAATGAGCATGATTTTTGATAATCTTTTGGGGCAAATTGAAGATCTGAAAAGGAATAAAAAATGAGCGAAAAAAAGGAAAAGAAGATTGTCATCACTGATAGCACTTTCAAGGCTAGAGTTGAGGCATTAGAAAATAGTATCAAAGCTTTGCATGATGCTCACAAGAAAAAAATAGAGAATGTAGAGCATGTTTTAAACGAGCGCCAAGATGAAATTGAAACGTTACGCAATAAATGTGGGCGCATGGAAATTGAAATCGAACATAACTTAAGCTTATTCAAAACAAATAATTCTTACATGGAAAAACAAAATAAGTTATTTGCTAGATTTTGTCTGTGCGTTGCTATTTTTTGCTCTTTAATGGTTGCCTCTCATGTCGGAACGTGGATGATAAAATGAAAGATTTAATCAAATGGATTTGTATCGCTCTTGCAGCATGGTTTATTTTGCAAATCCCGTCTTGTGTCGGTTGCTGGATAAGATGGAAAGATTCAGGCATGGATTCCCGATATATTTTCAGCGGGGGGTGCCAAGTTGGGTATGACGGGGAATTTATACCCGAAAAAAACGTAAGGAGAAATTATTGATGAATGGAAAATATGTGGCGAGTGAATTTCAAAACGATTGCATGTAAGGAGAGACTGGAAAAATGGTAAGAACGAAATCTAAAGATAACGAAATTGATATTGTGCAGTATTCAGAAAGAGACATGGAAAGAGAAAGGGAAAAGCTATTTATGGAAGTTGAGAGAACTTATGATGCTCGAATCAATTCCATGTTAAACAGAATCACAGAGTTTGATAACGATCTGTATGCAATGCGCTCAGAAATGCGGGTCCTTCTTTTTGCTTGCATTGCTTTTGCGCTTGCACTTGTTTGGCTTTTCTTGCCAGTAGTTGCAGACATACTAAGATAGATAGATAGATAGATAGGAGCGGGATGATGTATATTCCCACATGGATAATAATTTTGATAATCCTTTGTTGGATTTTTCAATAAGGAGTTAGTAAATGGATAGTTTTAAGTCAGGCTCAGAGATTCAGAAAGTCACATACCACGAAAATGAGTCGGAAAACCTAAAGGAGGTGTTTATACACCTCCCGATTATGGTGACAGCAAGTCAATTTACAGAAAATCAAAGGCACCGAGCAATTAGCGAGAACTTTGCACATTTTTTCATTCCAGATCCTTCAACTTTGTATAATACAAAAAGCGTCATATATGGCGATTGGATAATCGAAAAACCTGATGGGTCAATCGTATCTATGTCAGATGACGAATTCAAGAAAAACTACAAGAAATCTGGATTTTGGGCAGACGCACAATCTTTACCTAAAAACATTAAATCTTGATAGAATTCGCTGCTCCAAATCTTTTTATCCCCGTTTCTGGCACTTTGACGAACTCCTCAAAGAAGATCCAGTAAGAAACGGGGACTTTTTCGATAAACTTTTCCCAATTATTAGCTTGCCTTTAAGTCAACTCTCTTGGGCTTTCCAGCTTTCGCCCATTCATCAAATCCCATTCCTTTTTGTCCAGGCTTCAATAGATTAAGATTTATATCCCTGTTAATCGAACTGAGATAGTCTTCATAAAGATATCTGTCATCTTTGGTGCATGGGCCAGGGGTCTCCCGCATATCCTCTCCAAAGCCCTTGGGCTTCGATAGGCCGCCTTTTCTGATGATGCTCATTAAAATTCGAAGTTTTGATGGCTCATCTGGGGCTTTACATAAATTCTCCATCCAATATTTGCACCATTGCAAGAATTCTTTCTTATCCTTAGCGCGGATCGGTTTCCCCAAAGTTTCATGCCAAAGCAAAGAATCAATTTCTTTGTCGATCACCACTTCCTCACTAACAAAACCAGCACTACTCAGAGTAGTAGTTTGGTTATTAGTGTTTGGGATATTAGTAGTATGGGTGTCCTGGCAGGACGCGGGCCCCT